TTTGAGGTTGAGAGTGAGGATGAACTTGCTGATGCAATCTCTGACGAAACTGGTTGGTGTGTAAAATCTCTCAATTACATTGAAATTGTTGAATCTAACTGAAATGCCTGAAATTAACAAAGAAGACCTGATTGATGCTTATGCTCAGCAACTGCTGGATAGCATGGACATGAAAACTATGGAACGTTTTGTGTATGATACTCTGGTAGAAAATCTTACAGATTATACTGAGGAAGAGTTGATTACTGAAGTAACAGATTGTTATCCAGAACTTCTGGGTATTGAGGACTGATTCTCAACAGTTTCAGATGGACCGTCGATGAGACTGCTGCCAATGACCTAGGGCACCTAGACCCCAGATTGCAGAAAAATCCATTATTGACAGTTTCACACGAGACTGCAATGGGACTGCATCCTGCGGGCAGGGGTGCCTGGGTTGCAGGTGGAATCAGAGAAGAAACAAAAACTCTTCTCGGTCTCATTATGTGTCCCGCATAGGACTCAGGGGGGTTGGTGATTCCAAGGAAAATCCAGTCCCATTGAGTCCAATGATGCGATGTGCCACTTGTTCTAGTGGCACACTAAAAGAGCACGGTGCCCTAAATGTGGTATTGTATAGGGGTGGTGAGGGAAGGGCAACCGACTCACCCCACAAACGTCAAACTAACTCCAACTCAAATGACTGTTGATTTCTCTAAGGATGTGATGCTCGGTATGCTCCGCAAGGGTCAGACTGGAACTCAGATTCTGGACATTCTTGACGTGATTGTTCCTCAAGATGTTGTTGAGATGACTCGTGAATACGTTTGCGATCAACTGGGTATTGCTGATTGTCCTGAGAATGATGATGAGATTGAAGCATACCTTGCTGCAGTCTGATTAAATCTGGGGAGATTCATTTCTCCCCTTCCTCTTCTGTTTCATTAACTTTGATTCCGATGTTTCTTTCTTGCCCTGTTTCTTTCGATTTGATTGATGCCGAGTGGTATCAGGATGTAGACAACGCAAAAGAAGATGCACTTGATTGGAGTGTAGAACTGTCTGGTGAAACTGTGTTTGTTTATCAGGCAGTTGAGGGTGAAGATGGTGATTATGAGTTTAAGAAACTCTATTCTGTCTGTGCTTGATGAGAACACTCACTTTCAGACCACCGAATAAGATGCGAACTATAATTCTTATCTTTGCTGTTGCATTTATTTTCTCTCCAAGTGTGAGAAACTTTACTGCAAACACACTTTACACAGTTGCTGACATTATCAGCACAAATCGGTGAGTCCAGTGTTGAGATGTGCCACTTGTTCTAGTGGCACACTAAACGGGCACTGGCACTTTTTTCTGGTAGATTAAGAGGGTGGAAGGGGTCAGTCCCATCCGAGTCCAATTCTTCACTTCTTGTTATGGATCGTCAGCAAGTTATCGCAAAGATTCAATCCATTCTGAAACTGCAGAATGGAACTTCTTTCGAGGGTGAGGCAGATGCTGCTGCCAAGATGATTGATAAACTGTGCAAGCAGTATGGTGTAACGATCTCCGAAGCAACTGAAACTCAAGTTCTTGATGAGTCTTTTGTTTCTTTCAAGAGAATCAATGTTGCTCTGTCTACTCTTGCCAATGCGATTGCAACTTTCTATGATGCAAAAGCATACCTGAAGAATGGAGATTCCAAGTCTCTGCAAATCATCGGTAGTGAAGCACAACAAATCCAAGTGCGTCTCTATTATGATTACCTTGTTCAGGTGATGGAGAAAGAAGCAGATGTTGCACACAAAGCAGAGAAAATCCTCTGCGATGTGACTGGTAAATCTGTTTCTCGGTCTTTCAAGTTGAACTTCCGTAAGGCATTTGCAGATAAAGTTGCAGAACGTCTGAAGGAAATGAAACTTGCAGAGAACCGAGTTCATGATGATGCCGATGCAGTGAAGAACAAACTCTCCACGATGCGATTCGGACGTGCCAAGAAAATGAATGGTGCAAGTGGTGCTGGTGCTTATTCTGGTGCAAACGTAGGTGCTGGTGTTTCTCTGAACCGTCAAGCATCTGGTTCTGTGACCAAACAACTCTGTGGGGTGTGAGTTAATCTCACCTCCCTTTCTTTTCCTTCCTTTATTCTTGATACGATGATGACTCAACTTTCGATTGGTGAATGTAAAGTGATGTGGGTTGTTGGGGCATTGCAACGACTTGCAACGTTGGGTATGATTGGTCCTGACATTCCATTGAAACTGACTGCTGAGGCAGTGGATGATTATTTGGAGATTGATAATCATCGGAACATTCTATTTGAATCGGACTTTGAGATTGCATCTATCTTCAATGCACTTGCAAAAGATGAGTGTGATGAAGAACCCAGTCCTGAGGATACTGAAGCAATCATTGATTTGATTCTTGAGTATAAAAACAATCGCACTGAGATTGTTAAGTTTGCCCTTTCCCACCAATCTATTTGATTATGTTTCATCTTCTAAAGTTTGAACCGCACCAGATTCCTGAGTGTATTCAAGCAAAACATAAGTTTGAGAATGATTGGGAGATTAGTGTAGTTGCTGGACCACCGAATTGTGGTCTTTATGGAAACATCAATGAGAATACCTATGAGGTTGGACTTTTCCGACCGAATGGTAATCTTACTGAAGATGTAAGTGGATGGAAAACTAAAGAGCAAGTTTCTGCGATGATGTGGGTGCTGTCTCAACTCTAGTCTCTTATACCGTGTGCCACCTGTAGAACTGGCACACTAAAAGAGCACAGACCCCAAAAGGTGCTATATTAAGAGGGTGGAGGGAGCAGGTCGCACTGTCCCACCCGAGAGTCCCATTCTTTATTTGAATCAAGATGACTGCTGCTCAACGGATGGAAAAGCAATTCTTCATCAACTTCATTACTCTTATCAATGAAGTGCAGGGTAAGCAAAAACTTCCTTCTCAAGTTGTTGTGAATCGCAAGTCTGCTTGGGTAAAGCAAATCCAAAACCCCAAACAGAAGAAAGATGCTCTGACTCTTGTTTAGTCTCTCTCTTTCTATCTGTCCCACATAAAAACAATCTCAATGCTGATTAAAACTGTTTTCGACATTCAGACTCAACAACCTGGGTATGCAATCTGTGACCCTAACACTGAACGTTGCGGTTTTGTGACTTACAATCTGCTCAATGCGATTAAAGCAGGACAATGTAAGTCTTTCGATGAAGTGAAAACTCTGATTGCTAAGTGAGTATGTATAATCAAGTCCAGATTACTTATCAAGTGCCCTACAATGATTGTGAGTGGAGAGTTCAATCTTTCCCTGATATTCAAGAAGCACAAAACATGATTGATTTTTATCGGTCTTGTGGTTCACCTGCTAAGTTTGTAAGTGAGAATGACCAGAAATGATGACAGCATTTGTTTGGTTTCTTTTAATTGGTAAGACTGCAACTGCAATCTGGGCAATTAAAGTTTTTATTCGAGAATACAAGTACCTCAAAGCACAAGAACTGAAATGGAAGAAATGATTTTCCGATTCACACCTGATGAATTAGAAGTTCTGCAAGCACTGATTGAGTTTCATTCTGGTGCTGAGATTCCAGAATGGTTAAGTGAAGATGCTTATGATTCATTGTTTGAAAAGGTGATGAGCAACTAAAATGAAACAACCCAATCGCACTCAAATGTTAATCGAGGCACTTGAGTATTATATTCAAGACTTGAAAGACCATCATTGTACTGAAGCATCTATTCAAGCATACACTGAACTTCTCAAAGAGATTGATGTTGACAACTACTCTGTGATTGATTAAACCATGAAACGCAAAGAAAAACTTCAACTGCTATCTAAAGCAAAAGATGGCAATGAACTTCTCCTCATCGCACAAGCAATTCTCAATTCCGCAAAATGATTATTCTTCAAAAACAAGACCACGGTTGTGTTTATACGATTGACGAAGATTCAAATGAGTTGTATTATGCTCCTATCTACAAAGACAACACTGTAAATCTTTCTGAATTTGCACCTGTTGATTTATCAAGTGTAGATGATGAATATGATGTATTGACAATTCAAAAAGAACTCATCAATCTAAACAAATGAAACAAACAGTCAAAGACGTTATCAATCAACTTGAAAAACTAAATCCTAATGATACAGTCTTCGCACTTATCTACACTAAGGATGATGTAAAAGAAAATCTGGAACATTATAATTACAATCATACTGAAAACATCTATCCCTACAATGATGAACTAGCAGAACAAGTTCTTATCAATTTGGATTGTTATGATGTAATCTATGAACGTGTTTATAATTGTATGCAAGATGAAGTATCTTATCAAGTAGATCAACTCTCAAAGAAAGAAAACATTAAACTTGAATCTGCATCTTACTAATTCAATGAAAGAAACATTTGTTAGGTTAAACAACGATCAGATTGAGTTGTTACTTTATTGTCTTGAACAACAAGAGTATGAATTCAATGAGACTGAACAAGCATTATGCGAAGCAATCATTGATACTTTCACCTCTGCTCAAGTCGAATTAAATACCTAATCTTATGAATTGGTTAAATAAACGTTAATTAAAAAAAAAGGTATTAAAAAACATATATTGGTGTTTTGTTCTTTTTCCACAGGGTTGTGGAAAACTGTGTGTTATACCCTATTTTATACTCTCTAAACGTCTCTAAATCCTTTTCTTATACCCTGTTATTATGTGATCTTATTGCCGTCTAAGCGTGCATTGTATCATAAAACCCCAGAAAAGTCAAGGGCATAAAACCACTCTGAAAACTGGCACACTATAATCCTCGGCACAACTTTACAGTTATGTCAAGGGGTTTGGTGATTATAATACCTCATAAGACTCTGAGAACTCATACGTCTTATGAGACTCGGAGGATTTTTATTTGTTCGTGCATGAGACTCAAAGGACTTATGAGAATTGTTCGTCTTATTCCACTTTGAGGAGTGTCCATTCGTCTTATGAGTCTTATGCCATTCGTGCTAGATTTATAGGGTCGGGAGGGGAGGGAATTTGACATAATCTCCCAATGTTTATAAGAATATCACAGGGGTAGATATAAAGTTTTCCACAGTTTCCACAGAGTTTTCCACAGGGTTGTGGAAAAAGTATAAGAGTTTTCCACAAGTATCATACCTCCCAATACCTTTAATTATTAGAATTAAACAGTGCTGTTTCGTGCTTTATATGCAGTCCTTCGTGTTGACAACCGTGCGGTCTTCGAGTATCATAATACCTGGGTATACCTTTAACTATTAGAATTAAACAGTACTGTTCTCACAGAATAATCCAACCCTTCGTTATCTCATACCTGGGTATACCTTTAATTATTAGAATTAAACAGTGCTGTTTGTGCCTTATTCGTGGTTGTTCGTTTATTATAATTAAACAGTCTTCGTTTATTCTTATAGACAGTATATTGCGATTGTTGGGTATTCTTATACTAAACCGATGCCGACCCTAAAAGTAAAAACGACCTACTACCCTAATCTATAAACCTTACCCAGAGACCTTGAATTATTCAATGAAAAATAAAAAAATTTTCCGAGAAAAAATTTTACCCACAAGGTTCGATGGTTATTATGTTTCTGAGGATGGAAGAGTTTTCACTGAGTGGCATAAGAAGTATATCAAAGGAGTAAAGGGATGTTCCTCTGAGAGGGGGGAATTGAGAGAAATAAATCAAAATCCGAGGGGTGGGAGCAATCCAAAGGACAGATATATGTCTGTGAATATTTCCCTGAAGGATGAGATGGGGAGAACCACAAAACAAATCAAATATTATACTCATAGATTAGTTGCGGAGTGTTTTATAGAAAACCCAGAGAACCTCACAGAAATCGACCACATTGACTCTAACAAATTGAATAATCATGCAGAAAATTTAATGTGGATTTCCAGAAAAGGGAATATGGTTAAATTTAATGCAAAAGAATTCAGTATTGTAGATATAATGACTGGTAGAACTTATGCTGGTGTAAATTTAACTGAGTGGGTGAGAGAGAATTGGCAATGGATACAACTAAGAACAAGAATAAAAGAACCGAAAGATTTTACAAAAAATTTATTAGGAGCATTCAGAAAAGGATATTCATACGGAAAAATAAAAAGAGCATAAGTACGAGAACCACTCATAGGGAAGAGATAGAATATCTTGGATTATGTCTCGGAGAACTTATGAAGTTTTTTATTGAAAATTTAGAAAAAAATTTTTCGGACAGAAAAAAATCCGTAAAAGGTTGATATATAAATGGAAAAAGAATAAACATGGAGAGATGCTAGAGATTACAGATTACGAGAGAGAATTATTGATTGAGTGCATTCAATTTCGTTTGGAGACTGATAAGACAGTAAATTCAAATGTAATTCTAAGGGAGGAGCTAGAAGAGTTGCTCTTCAAAGTGGAAGACTCTGATGAATACGTATAACATAGAAGTCAATGGAATTACAATTGTCGAGAGAGTAAATCCAGAAGATTTAGATGGAATGTTGAATCAGGTCAGGGGACTTGTATGGACTTCTGGTGGAAAAAATGAGGATATCAAAGTAGTTCTAAATAATCACGAAGACCCATTGCAATGATTGATTTGTAGTGGTATAATGTAAACGTCGGAATTAATTTTTTATGGCTAAAGGATTTACGATTAAAGCAAATGCATCGACGACTAATAAGGTTGTTGATGAGTTCAATTTAGAAGAAGCAAAAGCAATGGTCAAAGGGAAGTCCATTGTATTTTGTCTTCCTGGAAGAGGATGTTCTTATATCTTTCTGAAGTCATTTGTGCAGTTGTGTTTTGATTTGGTACAAGCAGGTGCAAGTATTCAAATTTCACAAGACTATAGTTCAATGGTGAACTTTGCACGATGCAAGTGTCTTGGAGCAAACGTTCTCAGGGGACCAAGGCAGAAACCTTGGGATGGCAAACTTGAATATGATTATCAACTCTGGATTGATAACGACATTGTGTTTGATACTGAGAAGTTCTATCGTCTTGTAGCAATGGACAAAGATATTGCTGCTGGTTGGTATATGACTGAGGATGGACACACCACATCCGTTGCACACTGGTTGGAAGAAGAAGATTTCCGTACCAACGGTGGAGTGATGAATCATGAGACTGGAGATACGATGCAGAACCGTCGTAAACCATTTACAGTTGACTATACTGGATTTGGATGGGTTCTGATTAAGCATGGAGTCTTTGAGAGTCTTGAGTATCCTTGGTTTGCACCTAAGATGCAACAGTTTGAATCTGGTGAGGTTCAGGATATGTGTGGAGAGGATGTTTCCTTCTGTCTTGATGCGAAGGATGCAGGATTTGAGATTTGGTGTGACCCCAAGATTCGTGTTGGTCACGAAAAGACTCGAATCATCTGATGCCTTCTGAAACCGTCTTCTTGACGTTTCAAAGCATTTTAAGTAGAATGCCTCTAGAGATTTAAACTCAAGTCTTCTAGGGGCATTTTTATGTCTCTTATGAGTGAAAAAATCCCGTAAAAAAACCGTTTTGGAGAAAAGTAAAAAATGGCAGTGAAAAAGGCTAGTGTTGGTAAAACTAATGTCAAAATTGAAGGAAAACCAAAACTGACATCTATTGGTTGCAGCAAAAATACTAAATATTCTGCAACGAGTCGTAATAAGGCACGTAAAAAATACCGTGGACAAGGAAAGGGGTAATGTATCACCTAGACGTTAATGATGAATGGAACGCAATTCATCATGACGACTTGTGGATATACAATAAATTACAGTTAAGTCGGGTTTTAGGGTACACTTGTGGTCCAGTTGGAGCAAAAGTACCAAAACCCGACTTTTATATTGTTCGACCTTCAATCAATTTTCTTGGAATGGGTCGATTTGCTGAGATTAAATGGTTAGAAAACAGTACAGAAGACCTCTACCCATCAGATTTTTGGTGTGAAGTGTTTAAAGGAGAGCATTTAAGTGTTGATTATCACTATCAAGAGTCAAAATTGGTAGTTAGAGGTACTAAGGATGAGAGTGACCCTCTTTATAGATGGCAAAAATGGGAAAAAATTGATAAAAAAGTAGAATTTCCATCAATTTTAAAAAATTTAAAGGGAAATTATGACTGGATTAACTGCGAATTTATTGATGGACACTTAATTGAGGTACATGTAAGGCAAAATCCAGACTTTAGATATGACAATGAAGTTGCAGTTCCAATTTGGGATGATAATTTTCATGAAAATCCTGATTTCATAAGGGATTTGGAGTATGATACCTATGGAAGAAGGGGAATTTATATCAAATAAATAGTTCTTCGGAGAAAAATGGGAGGTTTATGAGAATTGGAGAGATTTTCAATGGGGAATCACCTCCTATTGGAGGTTTATGGTGTAGAGTTTTCTTTATTAAATGATGCAGTAACTCTTGAAGGGGTCATGTTAAAGGGAATTGAACGTGCTGGAATGACAGTTTTGAACACATTCCAGCATTGTTTTTATCCGCAGGGATGCACAATTGTAATTGCACTGTCAGAAAGTCATGTTTCTTGCCACACTTGGCCAGAAAATGGGTGTGTTGCAGTTGATGTATACACTTGTGGACCTGGAAATCCAAAATTAATTGCCCTAGAGTTGTTAAAATATTTTAATTCGGACAATTATAACCTCCGACATTTGCTGCGTTAAATATAGTTAGGGGAGATAGCAACCTCCTACAAAAAAAAGTTCTGTTTTTACCAAAAAACAGGAGCTAAAATGTCTAATTTACCAGTGGATAGAGATAAAAGTTACATGTATAAGATGTGGGGAACCACAAAATTGATAACTGATTATGATTCAACCAAAGATAGAACAATCAAAGAAGTTAATTTCATAAAGCACGACTTAAAAAAACAAACAGAGTTGCATGAAATGATTCGTAATGATGAAGATTATGATGATTGGGAGTATGGAACTGAACCTTCTTATGGTAAAAAATAGTCTAAAAGTCTTATAGATATATTAAATACACTTTTAATCTTAATGGCCACAAGGATTTCAAGAGCATTTAAGGATATTAGTTTATCTTTTGCGAAGCATCCTGTAACAAACGATATTTTAGTCATAAAAAACGAGGATGCTATCAAGAAATCCGTTACAAATTTGGTGAGAACAATTCTTGGTGAAAGATTTTTCAGACCATTGATTGGAACATCAGTAAATGCTAATCTTTTTGAATTAGCTGATGAAGAGGTTTCAATCATCATGAAAGAAGAAATCATGAGTGTTTTGAAGAATTATGAACCAAGAATTGTTTTAAGAAATATTCAAGCAAGATTCTTAGAAGATGATAATCAAATAAATGTTGAGATTGAATACGATATTGTTGGTCTAGGATTTCCCACTCAAAATATAGAATTTCTTTTACTATCAACTAGGATATAATGTCATTCAACCAATTTACTAACTTAGATTTTCAGGATCTAAGAACACAAATTAAGGATTATCTAAGGGCAAATAGTAATTTTACGGACTTTGATTTTGAGGGGTCTAATTTTTCTGTATTAATTGATGTTTTAGCATATAATTCTTATGTGACAGCATTTAATGCTAACATGACAGTGAATGAGTCGTTTCTTGATAGTGCGACTCTTAGAGAAAATGTTGTTTCTTTAGCACGTAATATTGGTTATGTTCCAAGGTCAAGAAGGTCGTCAAAGGCAAGAGTAAGTTTCAGTGTCAATACATCTGGATTTTTAGATGTAAAAGCAGTTACACTTAAGGCAGGAGTTGTTGCATTAGGAACTGTTGAAAGTGGTAATTATGTTTTCTCAATTCCAGAAGATATTACAGTAACCGTTGATGCTGCAGGTTACGCAGATTTTAATAATATAGAGTTGTGGGAAGGGACATTCTTAACAAAAAGTTTCATCGTAGATAATTCTCAACCAAATCAAAAATATCTAATACCAAACCCATCAGTAGATACTACAAGTATTCGTGTTTATGTGACTGATTTGGCAAATGAAGAATACATACAATATACAAACATCTTAAATGTAGACTCAACTTCAAAGATATTTTTAGTTCAAGAAGTAGAAGATGAAAGATATGAACTTTTATTCGGAGATGATATCTTTGGTAAAAAACCAACGAATGGCAGTTCAATCTTTGTAAGTTACATTATCACCAACGGAAAGGCAGGTAATGGATCTGCAAATTTCAATTTTTCTGGAATTTTAGAAGATAATAATCAAAATAGAATTACAAATGGTATTTCACCATTAACGACAATACTTTCATCAGAAAATGGTGATGATATTGAAAAGATTGATTCAATTAAATATCTTGCCCCAAGAGTATATTCATCTCAATATAGAGCAGTTACTGCGAATGACTATAAAGGGTTAATTCCTTTCATTTTCCCAAATGTAGAGTCTGTTACTGCATATGGTGGTGATGAATTAGATCCACCACAATATGGAAAAGTTTTTATATCAGTTAAACCAAGACA